TATTTTGATAAAACACAAATAGAAAGGTTATTTATATGAATATATTTTTTTTACACAAAGACCCACAATGGGCAGCCAATGGATTATGTGATAAGCATGTGCCAAAAATGTTATTAGAATCAGCACAGATGCTATCTACTGCTGTGCAAGAAAATGCAGGAGAGCGATTAGAAGATTTATATAAACCTGCTTATCCTAAACATCCTATGACTAAATGGGTGGGTTCTACTTTTAGTAATTTTCAATGGACATTAGAAAATGCTGTATTTATTAGTCAAGAATATTGTAAACGATTTAACAAATTACATAAATCATCTCGTATTTTAAATGTTATATATGATAATCAATATTATAAAGAAATACCAGATGAACGATTTACAACACCTCCTCAATGTATGCCAGATGAATACAAAGATGATGACTATGTAACTGCGTACAGAAAATATTATAAAGGTGCTAAAGCTTATTTTGCCAAATGGCAACGAGGTGTAGATGCACCAGAGTGGTGGGCTGTTTAATGGGTACACCAAAAATTTGGACAGAAGAAAATACTAGAGAGGCACAGAAGTTACAGAGAAAAGGATTTACATGCACACAAATAGCAGATAAATTAAACAAAAGTAAAAATTCTGTATCCGGAATACTCTATAGAGAAAAATTAAAAACAGGGCATAAACCAATTGCAAGACATCTTGCTTCAGTTAATGAGGGTATGAATGTTTATTTTAAAAAATTAGGTAAGAGAGATTGTATGATGTGTGAAAAAAAATTTGATACCTATGGAAAATTTGATAAATTTTGTGAAACCTGTAAAAAAAGTAATTATTTTAGAGGTAATGAAATTTATGTATAAATTTTCTGTAATGTTGTTGTTAATTTTAATATTATTCAGCACTATGGGGTGCACATATATGGTAGCAAAAAAAACAGTAAAAGTAATTGATAATGTGTTGACACAAAGTCCTAACCCAGATAAAAAAGAAAGGATAATAATTAAACAAAATAAAAAAAAAGATAAAGCTAGAGAGTTTTATTGTAGTAAAATAAAAGATAAGGAGAAATGTAGTAATGATTAAAAGTTTTTTTCAGACACAGTTTGTTGACTTACTTACAGATTTTATGTATAATGATTTAAAAGAAAAAGTTAAATCAAAATCCAATATAAAAAAAAGCATTAATACTTTTGAAGATATTTGGGTTAACATGTTAAGGAAGAGTAAAAAAAATGACAAATGAAAAGTTTGAATTGCCAGATTACTATGACTTTAGAAAGCCAGAGTTTCAAAATAAAAAAGAAAAAGTTGAAAGGAATTGTATGATGTGTAATAAACTTTTTATGAGTGAGGGAATAAAAAATAGAATTTGTAATCCATGTAAACAAACAGATGACTGGCAGTATGGAAATGATTACAAGGTGGTAGAGTAATGTGGAAGTTAATTGATTGTGGTACATACCCTTGGTTTGTTAGGCAAACTAAAAAATATTTCTATTGTGTTTATTCTTTAACAGGGGAGACAAAAAAATTAAAAGTAAAACGAAGTGAAATTCCTATGTATATGTCCATGCATAAAAGTTATTTAGCGTATTTAAAAACTTGGCCCCTTAACACAGCATCTTGTACACTTGACAAAAAGAATGTAAAGTTTTATATAGACTTGTGGAAAAATAAAAATAAAACTAATGTAATGAAAGAAATAATTAAACAAATGAAAGCGACAACATGGAAAAAGAATTAATAAGACTACTACTAGATAAAAAATTTTATACTAAAAATAAAAGTAGATTATCTAAAGAATTTTTTACTAACGGAACCGGGGAATTATATGAAACAATTCGCCATGCCCATGAGGATTCTGAAACAGATTTAAGTATTAGTGAGGTATCCTCCCTACATATGGATGTGTATAATCCTGCATCCACAAGGGCTAAGAGAGAGAACTTTGATTTTTTAATACAAGAGATAAAAGAATTACCACTACCTAATGAAAAGATTGCCAATAATGTTATTCGTTCATTGTTTAAAAGAAGGATTGCAAATAAAATTGCAGTTTTAGCTACCGAAATATATAATGGAAAAGATGCAGATTTCTCTGAAATAAAAAAAGAATTAGAACTTTCATTTGATGATATAGATAAAGATGAATACGATTATATTACTTCTGATGTTAATAGCTTAATAGATAAACTAAAAGATAACACAAAATTTAAATTTAATCTCCCTATGTTAAGAGATAAAGTTAATGGTGTTGGGGAGGGAAATCTTATTGTTATATTTGCTAGACCAGAGAGTGGTAAGACAGCCTTCTGGGTTAACTTAGTCGCAGGAGTCAATGGGTTTGCCTCTCAAGGTGCTAAAGTTTGTGCACTTATTAATGAAGAGCCTGCTATTAGGACTCAAATGAGACTAATTAATGCTCATACAGGGATGACCTTTGACCAAATTCGTGCTGATATGGAGGGTACTAAAGAAAAATGGGCAGAGGTAGAGAAAAATATTAAGATACTTGATACTGTTGATTGGTCATTAGATGAGGTTGATGAGTTTGTTCAGAAAGAAAAACCAGATATATTAATTATAGACCAATTAGATAAGGTAAATGTTAAGGGTAATTTTGCAAGGACAGATGAAAAACTTCGTGCTGTGTATACAGGGGCAAGAGAAATAGCCAAAAGAAATAACTGCTGTGTTGTGGCTATATCACAGGCATCTGCTGATGGTCATGGTAAATTTGAATTATCATTTGATATGATGGAAGGCAGTAAGACTGGTAAGGCAGCAGAGGCTGATGTTATTATTGGTGTGGGCTTTAGGGATAAAGTTGATACAGACCAAAATGTTAGAGGTCTTTATATAAGTAAGAATAAAATAACAGGGTGGCATGGTCAGATTGTCTGTACTATAATACCAGAACTATCGAGGTATGATGTATGATTAGAGGTGTAACAACAAGAGAAGATGGATTTTTATTTGGTGGATACTTTGCTAAAAATTCTGGAAGACTAGATAGAAGGGGCAAACCAATGTGGTATTCCCCAAAAGCTTGGGAGGTTAAGAGACAGGGTAGTCTTAGAAGGCATAGAACTGTTCGTGCTTGGATTACAGATAGGGTGGATAGAGTTAAGAGATTTAAAGGTTGTAGCGAATGTGGCTATAAAAAAAATCCTGTTGCTTTACAATTCCATCATGTTGACCCATCTACAAAAATAGATAATGTTTCCTCCATGAGAAGAAGTAGCTATGCACAATGGGGTAGAATAAAAACAGAAATGAGAAAATGTGTTGTAGTATGTGCAAATTGCCATAGTATAGAAACACAAGAAAGTTATAAACGATGATTAGTGTATTTGATGTAGAAACGAGTTTTCAAATTACAGAGGAAGGGAAGAGAGACCCATCAGCTAAAAATCCTAAAAATTTTTTAGTGTCTTTAGGTATTAATGATGAGTATTTTTTCTTTAACCATAGCGAATTACCAGAGGAGCAGGCAAAAGGTAAAATAGCAATAGAGAATAAAAAGAAAATACAATCCATTTTAGATGAGACAACACTTCTTATTGGCCATAATATTAAATTTGATTTGTTATGGCTGTGGGAATCTGGTTTTAAATACGATGGTAAAGTTTGTGACACAATGTTAATTGAATATGTTTTTAATAGGGGGATTAAAAGAAGTATTAGTTTAAAAGAATGTTGTGCATTTAGAGGGGTAATACAAAAATCTGATTTAACAGAAGGCTATATAAAAAATAATATTTCATTTGAACATATACCTATTGGTATTGTAGAAGAGTATGGTCGTATAGATGTTAAGGCTACAAGGTCTCTGTATGATTCCCAGATGCTTCAATTGCGTAAGCCTCAAAATAGACATTTAATTAGAACAATACAAAATATGTGTCAGTTTGTAGTAGTATTAACTAAAATGGAAGACAATGGTATATACATTGATAGAGAGGCATTGGATGTAGTTGAGAAAAATTTTAAAGTTGAGTATGATGAGTTGCGTGTTAAGATAGAGGAGGAGACCCATTATCGTATGGGAGACACAAAGATTAATCCTGCTAGCCCAGAGCAATTATCATGGGTAATCTATGGTGTTAAGGTAAAAGATAAAAAGACTTGGTCAAAAACATTTAATTTAGGTATAGATAAGTTTACAAAGAAACAAAAACGAAGACCTAGACTAGGAATAAAACAATTAAAACAAATATTCTCTAACCAATTGGAGCCTATATTTAAAACTAAAGCAGAGCAATGCCCTGTCTGTAGGGGTAAGGGTACTGTTCAAAAAATAAAAGTAGATGGCTCACCTTATAAAAATTTAAGTAGTTGTCAAGAATGTAAGGGAGAAGGGTTTGTGTACATAAAATTAAATGATAGGGCAGGGTTTTCTGGTAAGGTTACTTCTGTTAATGAAATTTCTGAAGGGGGTTTTAAATCTGATAGAAAAACTTTGGCAAAAATATCTGCAACATCTGATGATTCTTTAAAAGAATTTACTAAAAAAATTATAAGGCACAATGCATTGGAAACTTACTTGAATACATTTGTTGAGGGTATTAAAAAGTTTACAACTGAGAAAGGATTTTTGTATCCTAGTTTTAGACAGACCGGAACTCGCACAGGTAGGCTAGCAAGTCGCAATCCTAATTTTCAAAATCAACCTAGAGGTAATACCTTTCCTATTCGTAAGGTTATTAGTTCTCGATTTGATGGAGGTAAAATTATGGAAATAGATTTTGCACAATTAGAATTTCGCACTGCTGTTTTTCTTGCACAGGATAAGCAAGGTATGGAGGATATAAAAAATGGTGTTGATGTTCATCAATACACAGCAGATATCATAGGATGTTCCAGACAGGATGCAAAGGCACATACATTTAAACCCTTGTATGGTGGCATGTCTGGCTCTGAAAATGAAAAAAAATACTATTCGGCTTTCTTAAAAAAGTATCCGGATATAAAAGTTTGGCATGATAAACTACAGACGGAGGCATTAAGAACAAAAGTTATTACTCTACCAACAGGTAGACAATACGCCTTTCCAAAAGTAGAACGCATGTCATATGGTGGTTCAAGTTTTTCTACACAGATAAAAAATTATCCTGTGCAGGGATTTGCTACTGCTGATATTGTTCCTTTAGCTTGTATAGGTATACAAGAATTGCTGGAGGAACATAAAACCAAGAGCCTACTTATCAATACTGTACATGATTCTATTGTGGCAGATGTCTTTCCCGGAGAAGAAAAAGAAGTCGCTTTCTGTCTAAACAGTGGTTGTTTAGGGGTTATTCAACGGATGAAAGATATGTACGGAATTGATTTCAATGTCCCACTAGATGTTGAATTAAAAGTAGGCTCTAATTGGTTAGAGACTAAAGTATACACTTGACAGACGCATAGGTTATAGTGTATAAGTAAATTTAAATTAGCCAAGAAAGGTAAACTATGGTAAATGACTTGAAGGCATTTGATGCTCTTAGTAAAGAGGAGATAATGAAAATGACTGGCCAAGATGATGGTTCTGTAATTAGTACAGGAACAATAGATAGGCTAACAATAAATAGAGCTGCTGAAGATGATGATGGAAATCAATTATCTGCAGGTGTTTTTAGTACCTACGATTCTAGTATAGAATCTAAAGTATATAGTATTAAAGATAAGCCTGTTCAGTTTAGGCCTTTTATTAACGCTTACCAATACATGGAGTATGACCCAGATAATAATAATTATCCATGCTCTTCTGTTATTTTTAAATCGTGGAAAGATGAACCCATTGATACTAATGGTGGAATAAGATGTGGTAAAGTAATAGGTAAAGATAAAGAGCAACTAACTCAAATACAGATAGACGCACAGAGAAATATTAAATGTTATCGTTTAGTATATGGTTTGGTGTCTATGGATGCAACAACTCCTACAGGAGAGCCTGTTAAAGTAGAGGCTATGCCTGTTTTGTTTAGAGTTACTGGTTCAAACTTTACCCCTATCGGTGAGTCTTTAAAAAGTCTTAAAGGTAGAGATAGTTTAATGCAAAACCATTTATTAAACTTAACGACAATAAGAAAAAAGGCAGGTAGTAATGTGTACTATGTGTCTCAAGTAAACATAGATAACAAAGAGGTTCCTTTTACTGCTAAAGATTTAGAGCATATGGATATGTTCAATGCTTTAATAGCTGAAGAGAATACTCGTGTATCAACAAAATGGCAAAACGCCAATAGCAATAAGGAACAAGATGCGGCATCTGCAAAAGTTATTAATGAACTTTCTGATGACCCCGAGATGGTGCTTCAGTCTTAATGTCTAGTATACTAAACAGAGTACAATTATTCTTAACGGAGGCCAATAAGGCCTCTGTTCCTATTTCTAGTACAGTGATAAATGAATTTGGAGAAGCCTGTAAACAAGCTTTTGTAAAACAATTTGTAGAAGAAAGGGAGAAAGAATTTAGACCACGAATGAGTTCCATAGGCAAACCTCTGTGCCAATTACAAATGGAAAAAAGTGGTGCTGTTGCAGAGACACCCCCTTATAATGCTAAGATGAGATTTATA